CACCCGCGTCTATTTTTGCGGCGGTGACTGCGTTGGCGGCTATCTTCCCAGCTACTACAGCACCCGCATTTATTTTTGCGGCTGTCACTGCGTTAGCTGAAATCTTCGGGGCAGTAATTGCATTTCTACTTATTTTAGTTTCAGTAACCGCACTAGTAGCAATTACATCTCCTTGTATTGCGTCGGTAGCAATCTTTGCATTAGTAACAGCGTCTTGACCTAACTTAGTTTCAGTTATAGCGCCTGCTGCAATTACATCTCCTTGGATTGCATCGTTAGCAATCTTTGCGTTAGTAACAGCATCTTGACCTAATTTAGTTTCTGTAATTGCGCCCGCTGCAATTACATCTCCTTGTATTGCATTAACGGCAATCTTTGCATTAGTAACAGCATCTTGACCTAATTTAGTTTCTGTAATTGCGCCTGCAGCTATCTTGTCAGCATCTATTGCGCCTGCTGCAATTACATCTCCTTGGATTGCATCAACTGCAATCTTTGCGTTAGTAATGGCGTCGTTAGCAATTAGCAATGAGCTGACAGCGCCAGCGGTTATTTTGTCAGTAGTTATAGCGCCTGCTGCAATGACCTCACCTTGTATTGCATTAACGGCAATCTTTGCGTTAGTAACAGCGTCGTCTGCAATCTGCAGCTCAGCGATAGTCCCAGTGAGATCAACTGTCGGGACAGCTGCTGTCCATGCACCATTTACTAGACGATAGATTTTCCCATCCGTAGTTAGAAAAATTATGGTGGGTCCTGAGTACCCAGAAACAGCGGGGAGAGAGTCAACTACAGAAATTGGTTCAAGACCTTGCGCTAAGGCAGCAGCCGGTATGCTTCCCTCTAGCACATCAAGTAGGTGGTCTACGTCGGCAGCTGTTGTGGCCAGCGTGCCAGTGCCAGAGTTAAACTCTCCGATGATATTAGATTGCGAAACGAACCTGATCCAATAATAGCGAGAAGCATTTGAGCCAATTGGATCAGAGTAAGCGCGGCCAGAAGACACACCTATTAGCTGTGCATCACCTATCGTATCTGAGTCATGCGCATAGATTTCCGTAAAAGAATGGTTGCCGTAGTTCGGGTAGTCCCAGCTCAGGTTCACTTGCGAGTAAGCTGCAGCGGCAGCAAAGCTAGTGGGGGCTGGCGGTACACTAGAGTCTGTGACCTCAACTGGCCCTATCCCCAAATTGCCAGAGTTTATGTTGTTTGGGTCAAAGCGAGTTGATTTTAAATCTTCCGCAAGACCACCTTCGATCAACTCTCGAAGAGTAACAGCTCTGTCTTTAGGATCACCTCGGCGGCCCAGTCTGATCTCAAGTGCTTCCGCTACAGACGTTAACCAACCGCGCATTCCTGGGGACACATCTGCAGGAGGCTTAGGTATCCCTGGTACTTTGGTTGGCTTGCTCATGAGGTGCGGATCTCCTCCATGCTCTGCGCTAAACAGAACTCGTTAATATCAGTACCTTCAACCTGGATCTCCCACTCCTGCGCAACAGCCGAAGGCATACGCATGATCGGCTCGCGTAAAGTGCCGTTGCTAATACCACTAGGTACAGTAGTAGCTTGGGTATAAGTTGAGCCAGATTTGGTCAGGGTATAGTGGGCAAGCAGTGTGCCATCGCCGTATACTTTTACAGTCACTGGGTATACATCTGCGTTGACTGAGACCCAACCCATAGACACCGGAGCGGGAGTCACGAACTTCTTACTTTTGAACTTGAGTGTATTGTCGGTTGAGCCGCCCTGGTACTTCTTGATCTTGTTACCGACGATGATGTACAGCTGTCCATCTTTAGGGTTGCGATAACCGCCACGCACATCTGTTGAGATATCTAACGTAGAAAGAGCAGCCTCACCACCTCTTGGGTCATAGACCCAGCCGCCTGATCCGTGAAACGCAACATACGTACCCTCATGCCTGAACGCGCGATAGGTAGTCGGACTAAAGTCAGCGTTCCACTGCTTTACAGATATCATCCCATCAGTGACCACGGACCCCTGACTACTCTCAATAGCGCAAAGGCCATCTGGCCCTGCATAAAGGACATAGGAACCCATGTCCACGACACTATGTTCGTTGACACATGCCTGCGCTAAATCTACGCGGATCGCGGTCATTGCACTCGGATCGGTGCCCGTGATGAAGTAAGGCTGCCCATCAGTCAGAGCGGCTACACCATTAGAGGTAGACGCAATTGCGACGATGTCTTCTTCAGTCGTGATCCGGTATTGAATCGGCCAGGCATGCGGAAGGAATGGTTCGCTGAGACAGAATCGTTTGCCGGTAAAGCCTGCCATTGTGCCCTGGGCTAGTGGTATCAAGCCTTTAAGCTGCCCGTCAGGGTACAAACTAGTGTCATCATCAGGTGGACCGATCCACGTATCGCTTGGTAGTACTTCACCGAGCGTTGCTGAATCAGACGAGTCCGGCTCACTTTCGTCAGCGATAGGTATCTGTTTAACAAACTGAAACTGCGTATTAGTAGAGCCAGTGTTAGAGCGGTATATGCGTTTGAGTGACCCGCTGCCTAAGTTATGCCCAGAGGCAAAAGTCTCATTGGTCAACGTTAGAGTCGCTGTCTGCCCATCAACCATCTCGACGACAGTAGAAGGCGCACTAGGTGGGCCCTCTCTACCATCAGCAGTTACGTACGTATACACGTACGATACGTCGTTGGGTGTCAGTGTTTCATCAACATCGCCAGATATAGCGACCGTGGGCGCGGACGACGGAGCGGGAACCCCGAGCCGGTAAGAGTTATTCGGGTATGACGAACCGCTAACAATGGTGGTAGACCAACCGATACGCGGGTAGTCATCACCAGTAAAGTACAGGCGGTCGGTTGTATCGCCAGGTATAGGACCAGGGACGACATCTACTTCTTCGTTCCACTGGAGCCATACAGATGACGAGTTGCCGTACTCGTACTTGTAGATACTTCTTCGAGTAGAGTTAGCTAGCGTAAATTCGTCAGTGTCTGTCTTGGTAGACACAAGCCGACCAGACTCAAAGTCTATGTTCTCTGCTATCTGGCCGAACTGGTCTGCCAGGAGTCGTGGGCTGACTCCTGGTGCAATGCCTGCAAATCTGTCTCGTTTAAAGTAAACCATACGCGTCTCATTATATTAGCTATAGTATTATTTTACCATCAAACCAGAGGTAACCGAGAGTATCTCGCATACCCTTTGACGGGACCGTACTCAAGCGTTGATTTGTTAAAAACAATTCCGTAACACCATTTGTACGCCTTTGCATCGACGTCTACATCATCTGGGAATGGGTATGCCAATCCCTTTCTTGTGCAAAAATCTTTGATAGCCTGTGGTGATGCATAAACAAAAGCGTCTACCCAGTCCGACATGGTCTTGTCTTGCCTGTGGGTAGTAGCAAAGAACCAAGCAGGGACGGGTAGCTCAGGCACCTCGAAGTTAACGCGGTTTATGACGCACTTCAGCATGACATCTGTTTGCGTAAGATCGAACTTCAGGCCGTACCAAACCTTTAAGTTTCTTGCGGGGTATGAGCTGCCAAATCTCTCTTGCAGTTCACGAGGCAGAGTGCTGGAAAAGCTGTAAAAACTAACGCTGCTATTTTCATACGGCTCCCTGTACCCACCATAGCTGCCGAGAAGGTTGTACTTATGACTTAACCAATTTGCGTAGTCTGGGTACGCTGCTTGCAGCCCAGCTAAAATGCTTTGCCCCTCACTAGAGGACGCACAGTAATCTTGCCGGACCATAACCTTATCGACGTAAACATCATCACGCTCAAATACTTCTCCCCTTGCAGCAGAAGCGCTCAGGAATAAAAGCTCTGAATCGTTATGCCCTCTGGTGTTACGCGGCCCGACCTTGATCATGCTACTGCTCCTGAATCTCTGAAATGTCTTTGTCTTCAAGACCTACACTATTAAACTTACGCAGCAGATGGTCCTCATGATGCTCCAGCAGCTTACCTAAGAATTCGTTGCCGCCGTGATGGTCTAAAGCCCACTGCAAGATCTGTTGCTGGGTCAAGTCGCTGTAGCTAATAAAACTAGTAGGCAACTCGTCCGTGTCTAATACCGTTTCCACGGCTGCCACGCTCCAAACATCATCGGGGTAGGTGGTATCAAAAAAATTAATCTCCCACCGTACTTCTTTACAGATATCGGTAAGCCCGTCCTGCTCTGGGATAGTTTTCAAGTCTATTAAAGTGGCTTGATAATCAATGTTCATTTGGTATGTCCTGTAAGGGTATATGTTTTGCCAATCCAGTCCTGAGTTTTGCTGCCCGCTTGGCGGTTCTAGCTGCTAGTTTTTGTATCTCTGGCAGCCCGTTAGAAAACGGCAACGCTTTTTCCATAGCATAAGCAAACATCTCATTACCGTTAGCCTTGCCACTTTCAAAAACATCGACGTAGTTAAATACAGATGCTTGTTCCGCAAGCATCCCGTAATCTATTGCCACTCTCGCGCTAATCGCTGTTTTCACGATAGCGTCACTTTTGTGATTCATGTGGCGTGGCATCCTTAGCCTTTTTACTTTCCCTAACACCCCTTCATCCGTTTCCGGTATTCGGACCCAGCGCTTTGGGTTTATGGCGAAAACTGACAAGTCCATGTGTTTTTTATTTGTCGAGTCACCAATAAGCCGATATATATGCCTGTTCTGCGGGCTGTCAGTAAAAACTCCAGACCTGCTGACACATATGTCATAGTCCTCAAGCAGCGCGCGCTCGGGTAAATCACCATCCTGTATATCCAAAATGACTCCGCTCTTAACGACCAAGCACAACTCGCTAGCATTACGTAGCGCAGTCGGTATAAAGCCCTGCTGGTAAGGTACAACCTCATAATCCCAGGCGGGCATGTTCGCCTCGATGGACCTAACGGTCAGCGCTGTGAGCTTGTTGCACTGTATTACCAAAATCTTTAGGTGCGACATGTTCATACCTCTTGTATTGCGCGAAAAATTGCATGACTCGTTCATGCGGTTTGCCAATGGCCGTGGGTATTAGTCCTGAGTTGGCATCGCTTAAAATAGCTTTTAACCTTTCTGGTCGAAGCCGCCCTTCAAAATTTAACGCTCTATAAATAGCAGTGTAGGTGCACCACTGATCTCTTTTCCCAAACGAGTACACTGTTTTGCCTTTCGCCAGCGCTGCCAGGCCCATCTCAGAGTTATCGCAGCACCCCACGATCGCTGCCTGCTCCAGAAGCTGATGACCACTCACTTTCTTTTCAATAATGGCGTCGCCATACTTGTGCAGTAAGTGCTGAAAAGCCGGTGCAGCTGTTAGCGGATGGCACTTTAGTTTGGCCCCCTGCCGTACAGCGTTATCGATCTTCTTCCAGTCAATAACTTTATTTAATATGTTAGTACCAGGGAGGAACACGACAAAATCGTGTTGCCCCCTGGAAGAGCGCAAACGATATTTATCTTTCGTTGAACTCTTTATCGCCTCAAACGCAGCCTCACCCTCTTCCGTAATCTCGCTAGTAGCCGCCTTTTCCATTGCTTCTGATGCAAACTTTTCGCTAGCTACTCGCATATAAAGAAACTGCGTTAACAGGTCTGTATATACATAGCCGTGAATCTTGTCCCCATCAAAGCTGTACCAAAGGTCGTACTCAACCTTTGTACCCTTATCCCATGTTTTTGGAATAAAGTTTTTCAGATCAATCAAACCGTGCTGGTCAGACGTCCGTAACACATTCCCGCTTTTAAAGAAGTGGGCTACTGGGTTGCCTAGCTCGTCGTTATCCGCTAGCTTCTTCAAGTGCTCTCCTAAGTCTCTCCACCTCTTCCTCGAGGTCCGTGATTCGATCTTCTGTCTCGCTAAAATGCTCCATAATCACCTCAAGAGCATTCTCTAGTTTTCCGTTAATATCCGAAAAATTCATTAGTCTTCCGTCCATTGCGAGCCATCCCAATAACGACCGTTATGGGCGCTGCCGCTAGTTACTTCGGTTTGGTTTCCGGTCGCTGTAAGCCGCTCGTAAACAACTGTTGATGTATTTCTGTTCGTGGTTGTTGCTCTGCTAGTTCCCGTTAGGTGGTTAGTAGAACGATTAGTCGTTGTGTCAAACGAAGTCGTGAACGCCGTAGTCGTCGCCTTGCTAGTGCTTGTATCAAACGCAGTCACGTAGCTGGTAGTCGTCGCGTTACTGGTGTTGGTGTTAAACGCAGTGCTAGTAGATTTACTTGTTCCGTGTGACGTACCAGTCGCATAAGCCGTAGTAGTAGACTTACTTGTTCCTCGCGATGTACCAGTGGCATACGTAGTAGTCGTAGACTTACTTGTGCCGTGCGATGTGCCAGTGGCGTATGTAGTCGTAGTAGATCTACTTGTGCCGCGAGATGTTCCAGTAGCAGTCAGATACGAAGTAGTCGTTGCCTTACTTGTGCCTCGACTCGTGTTTGTATTAAACGAGGTGGTGTAGGCAGTAACAGTCGCTTTACTAGTATTTGTATTAAACGAGGTTGTATAAGCAGTAACAGTCGCTTTACTAGTATTTGTATTAAACGCTGTAGTCGTAGACTTGCTCGTGCCATGAGACGTACCAAACGTAGTTGTATACGAGGTAGTGGTGCCCCTGCTTGTACCGTGCGAAGTAGCAAACGTTGTTGTGAACGAGGTGGTCGTAGAATGACCAGTGCCTCTGCTCGTGTTTGTATTGAAGTAAGTAACGAAACTAGTTGTAGTTGCGTGAGACGTCCCGAACGTAGTCGTTGTATTAAACGAAGTTGTCGTAGCGCGCGAAGTCCCACGCGATGTGTTGTAGCTAGTTGTATAGCTTGTGGTAGTTGCTCTGCTAGTGCCGCGAGACGTGTTGTAGCTAGTTGTATAGCTTGTGGTAGTTGCTCTGCTAGTGCCTCGACTCGTAGCTGTATTAAACGAGGTGGTGTAGCTAGTAGTCGTTGCATGTGAAGTACCGCGACTAGTAGACCACGTACTTGAAGAGCTAACAATTCTGTAAATTCGGTACTGGTTAATTATCCCGATATACGAGTTGCCTGTCTGACCGTAGTAATCTCCTCTGTAGTAAGTAGTATTACCAGATGTGATGCTCGTAGTGCCGTTATAGGTGCTGTTGTTGCTAACTGTCACCCCACCCCAACGCCATACCGCACCCGTAGCCGAAAACTCTTCTATGCGGTTATTGGAGTCGAAGTACCCCCCAGACGATGGTGTCCGCGTTTGAGATGTTCCCGATGTGTTGAAGGTCGTCGTGTAGCTAGTAGTAGTTGCATGTGAAGTACCGCGACTAGTAACTGTATTAAACGAGGTGGTGTAGCTCGTAGTCGTTGCATGTGAAGTTCCGTGACTAGTCCCATAAGTAGTCGTGTAGCTAGTAGTTGTCGATTTACTAGTGCCGTGACTAGTCCCAAAAGTAGTCGTGAAACTAGTTGTAGTCGCTCTGGACGTACCAGTTGCCCGACTAGTGTTGTAACTCGTAGTCGTAGCTCGGCTCGTACCACGCGAGGTGCCAGTAGCAAATGTCGTAGTGTAATTAGTAGTAGTTGCGCGTGAAGTTCCACGACTCGTATTGTACGAAGTTGTGAAGCTCGTAGTCGTTGCATGTGAAGTTCCACGACTCGTATTGTAAGACGTGGTGTACGCAGTCGTAGTAGCTCTAGACGTGCCCGTTGCAAACGTTGTTGTCGTGGAGTGACTAGTCCCTCTAGAGGTACCAGTAGCAAAAGTCGTGGTAGTTGAGTGGCTAGTGCCACGAGATGTACCAGTTGCAAACGTTGTCGTGTAGCTCGTAGTAGTCGAGTGCGACGTACCTTTTGTCGTGTTGTAAGCAGTGACAAAGCTGGTAGTAGTCGCATGGTTGGTATTCGTGTTGTATGCAGTGACGTAGCTGGTCGTCGTAGCGTGGGCTGTGTTCGTATTGAACGCCGTGGTGTAAGCCGTTGTAGTAGCGTGGCTAGTAGTAGTGTCGTACGCAGTGACATAACTAGTAGTGGTTGCTCTAGAAGTACCAGTCGCAAAAGTCGTAGTGGTAGAGTGGCTCGTACCACGGGATGTGCCAGTCGCAAATACTGTTGTCGTTGCGCGGCTAGTACCTCGGGAAGTACCTGTTGCAAACGAAGTGGTATATGTAGTCGTTGTGTTAAAAGCGGTTGTAGTAGAGAACGCTGTTGTCGTGCCACGGCTTGTACCGTAGACAGCATTCCAAACTGTGCCAAGCGTGCCGTTATTGTTAGCCACTACATAGTTAACGCCATAAAGGGTACCTAAGTCTCCCTTTACAAAAATCTGGGTAGGCTCTTTTAGAGTGCCACTGTCGTTAACTTTTATAGACATGGCTTCCCCTTAACCCACTACATACCAAACGTGCCCATTTGCATATCCACTAGCACTTGTAGGAGCTGTAGTGACAACCGATTGTGTGCCTGCATTATTCAGTTTAGTGTGGTCCGCATCAGTGAACACGTTGGAATCACTGGCGCTTTCTACTAAGGCTCTGATCTCTGCTGCTGTTTGATCCTGTGTCGCACCAGACTCAATACCATTGAGTTTAGTGTGATCCGCGTTTGTAAAATTGTTTTGCGATAACTGACCGTCCTGAACTGAGTACGTAGTATCCGTGAACACGGCACCGGAAGGGACGTCGGTTAAAACTTGAGAGTCATCAACCTTTCCGTCCAGCGCAGTTTGCAGTCCTGTAATAAAACTAATTGAGTGCGCGGATGGGTGAGAGTAGTTGTTCGCGTTTTCCGCAATGCCGTCCAGCTTTGTACCATCTACGGATACGTCACGACCATCGAACTCCTGCCCTGAAGCAAAGGTAATTGCTCCGGTCATGGTGCCACCCGCTTTCGGCAGCTTGGTGCCAATGCTGGTGCTTACTGTGGTAGCAAAGTTCGGGTCATCACCCAATGCAGCGGCTAGCTCGTTAAGGGTATCCATCGTAGCTGGAGATGAATCAACTAGGTTGCTGATCTGCGTTCCGACATATGTCTCGGTAGCGTAGCCAGACAAAGATTGATGACTAGTTAAATACCCTTCAGTCGAGTGATCACCCCAGCCATAGGCTGTATTCCAGTTAGCAGAGTTATCAGTGAACGGCAGGGAATAGTTGTTCGCGCTTTCGGCTATACCATCGAGTTTAGTCTTTAGCGTGGCTGTGAAGTTTTTCTGAGTTAAGCCACCGTCACCTACTGAATAGGTGGTATTAGTGTCAGTAGAACTAATGGTTCCGTCAACAGCTATAGCCACGTTAGTACCAGCGGTCAATGCAGCAACTACATTAGCAGTGTCAGTAACATCAGCGCTAGCCTCTACACCATCCAGTTTAGTCTTCAGTGCAGCAGTGAAGTTCTTTTCGGTAAGACCACCATCACCTACAGAATAGGTGGTGTTGTTGTCAGTAAAAACTGCATTCTCTGGGACGTTCGTTAGAACTTGAGAATCGTCTACCTTACCGTCCAGTGCTGACTGCAAGCCAGTTATAAAGCTAATTGGATGAGCCGTTGGATGACTGTACGATGTGCTAGCGACAGTAAAGTTAGGGTACGTTCCTGTAACACTGGTAGAACCAGATCCAGTTATAGATACAGTTTGATCTGGCGCAGTGTTTGTAAACTCGTTGTCTGAAACGCTGAGTCCAGAGCCAGCAGTGTAAGTCTGACCAGCATTTCTCAAATCTAGCAAAGCGCCAGCATTAACACTAAGCGCTATATCAGCTCCAGACGAATGACTTACGGCTGTCGTGTCATCTTGACCACGGAGAACTGTAAACGTGGTGCCAGATATCGCAGTAACCTTGACGATCTCAGAACTAGAACCTACTCCTATAGTCGCATAGAAGTAATCCCCGCTCTCCAAGGTAGGGAACGAGGCTGCGCTGTTAACACTTATAGACGTTGCCGTATCGGAAACGCCACTAGCCAGCAATGAGCTAGCTAGGTTCGAGAACTGAATCGCCATTTATGGCTCCTAGCTAGCTGAGACTACCCATGTGATGGAAAGACTATCGGTTGGGGCTTTGTTAATGACACTGAATACAGTTCTGCAAAGCATTGTCCCGTTAGAGCTAGCATTTAGGATAGCCGCCTCAACTACACCAGCAGAAGAGGATGGAGTGTTAGCTGGGAAAGTCGCAACGTAAGTAACGTCATTCGAGCTAGCGGTGGTGCTAGTGAGCGCTACTCGGGCTACTTCTGAACCAAGAGTAGTGTCGCCAGCTGCCGCAGCAGTGTTCGACGTACCGATTGCCATATGGCTCATTACGCTAGCTGAAGTTCCAGCCATGCGAGATGCAACAAACACCTTGCCAGTAGTAACTACTAGGTTGGGGATTGATTGTGTTTCTTTGATGGCGCCGTCTTCTGCTATTAAATTAACAGTAAGATGCCCCTTTAGTTTTAGATCATCAACGATCATGGTATGTCTCCAGATTAATCAGCATTAAGTATTGCATTACCGATCATTGCTTGATTAAAGAGGGCGCTTGCTACTACGTGCTCAATATCAAGAGAATCGACAATAAGTGTACTGTCAGATTTTCCGATCCGTGGGGACAGTGTCGCTGCGTCATTTAGCGCGGTTGTATCTGTAGCTGACTTCGACGCATGGTAAGTCAGCAAATCTTGTACCATTATAGAGTCTGTGAGAGGTTTTGACAAAGCAAATAATGATTGATCGGTCAAGCTAAACAGTTGATTTTGAATAGATTTGCCGACATTTGACTCTAACGTATCCGTGATAGGTGCGCTGTCGGCTTTTACCTTACCTAAAGACAGTGCAGCCGCGTCACTCAGAGCGGTCTGGTCCGTAGATAATCTCGACGAATGCAAGCCCAGTGCCTCTGATAATCCTATGGAATCTGTTGCAGGCTTAGAGAAAGACAGTGATGCCTGATCAGTGAGGCTAAGAGATTCATTGTCAATAACTTTCCCAAAGCTAGCCTCTAGAGATTCGGTAAAGCCGAATACATTTGATTTAACACCCTCAACATCTTTGTTTATCTGTGCGAAATCATCCAAGGTGAAGAAGTCTTGCAAAGACTTAGACACGGCAAAAGAGTCTATCTGATCCGAAACTGTAAACTCATCATCGAACTCGCCGGTTACGGTAACGGCATTTTCATCTATCAAAAAGACCCAGTTGTTTGGCTGTCTAGTTACCGTAAGCTGATCAGTTGTGATCACCTCCGATAGTTTATTGAGATTGATGTCAAGCGTGCTCGATTCAGAGAGGGTGGTGATGTCAGTCACCGCCTTGTTTGCATGAAGTGAGCTAGAGTCTGAAAGAGAAGTTGTATCTGTAAGCTGCTTGCCCACTGTAAACACGGCTTGTGATGAGAAGCCTAAGCTATCGCTAAGTCCTTTATCTAAAACAAATACAGCCGAATCGATTACAGCATAAGAATCTTTATACAATTGGATCGTTGATTCAGGATTGACATGCACATCGAACATGTACAGATTGCGCCAATTTACAAGCGTAGAAGATGCGTCCATGTTCCGATAAGACACATCTATCTTTAGGGACTTGTGGCGGATCAGCGCATATATAGCCATCAGTCGTTAACCGAACTGGCTGCGGACTTTAAACTTTATAAGGTCAACCACGGTCTGAGAGCGGTTATTGGAGTCTGTAACTTCAATCTCTCCTTCGAAAACGCCACTGGATGCCAAGGTGTCTGAATCAAATAAGAAGGTAACCTTACCCTCAGTAGCTGAGGTTATCGTACCAATAAGCGTATCTGTAAGATCGGTCTGCCCTATTTGCCGTATGCGTAAGCGTACCGTCCCATCAGTGAGGTTTAATGACGCAAAGGTTTCAGGGTCTCCCTCATCTAGTATCTGTCCAGCTGCCGCTGTATTACTATCCTTTAGTGTAATCTCGACTTCGGGGAGTTGATCTCCCTGAACAAGATCGATAGTCGTAAGGTATGCCATTAGATAAATGCCCTCGGTTTACAAGTCAACGAGCCACCACTAAAGCCGTACTTAACCTGTCTTATAACTTTACCCACACCTCTTTCAAAGAGCTGCTTATTAACGCCTGCCGCATTAGGGTTGGACCAAGGCTGCCCTGACATCATCTGCAAGCGGTACAGTGCGCCGTGAGCAATGGTCTCACGATGCTCTTTGCCTACGCTGTCTGGAATGCTTGAGCTAGATGACGTTGGCTTAACCGAATACAAAACCCTGAACGAATCGTTAGCTGCCGGAATGGGGGCTAGATAGAAGTCGGCGTTGTCTCTCTGAGCGTAATAAGCGGGAGTTCCCCGAGTATTTTCATCGCCAAGCCGCAAAAGCAGCTGGCTGTAGCTGATAGGGGTCAACGCCTTCTTGTCGTTAAATATATAAAGTATGTGATTTAACTCTGTACCAGATGGCAGTGATACTGCGTACTCGTTTACACCGGCAATGACGGTGATGAACTCAGGCTCAGGAATATAGATATCTGTCCTTGAACAAAAATCAATTGCCGAGTCACGCACTGAGCGCTCTATAAGAAAGTCTGGAGCACCTTGCGCCTCGGGGCGCACGTACAGAGAAAAATCAGAATACTTCATTAGGCAACACCAACCATGCCGGAAGAGGCAGGTACTGGGGTTGTAGCTCCATCAGCCTGAGTCTTCACACCAAGCGCATTGGCAAAGCTCTGATAGTGCATCATTGCTCGCTGTGCGTTGCCTGCAAACTCAGAGTCTTTCTGATATGAGCGATACAGTACGTAATCCAGAATGCAGTTAGCGTAAACATCGTCTAGGCTGATTGTAGTTGTATCTGTATCGAAATTAGAAATCGTAATTTCTGACGGAGATGAACTGTAAACAATCTCTAGAGAATGAGCGCCACTTGCACCCTTGGGGTATACATAAAAATTCTTGGGGTCGGCTGGATCGTAAACAAAGTGTTCAATCTTGTTGGTGCCAGCTGTGGTCTCGTGCCAGTTAGGTAGCGTCTCATCTAAGATGCGCTTCTGTACTTGGGTAACGGCTCGACCGCCCACGTTTCGTACTACTTCAATCAATCGTAACGCCGCACTTGGAAGTGTCTGCTTACTACCGTCAACGCAGTCGTAGGTGGTGTTTACCATCTTTGCGTCGGGTCGGTGTAGCACTACTTCTTTCTGTGCGTCATTAAAGAACTTTAAAAGTTCACTATTTGGAAACCGGACGTTCGTATTATCCTGAAGAATAATTGCAGCCCGATCTAAAATATCTACTACCTTAGTTGTCGCCATTGTCAGTCTCCCACTCAATTATTTGTAAATCGGGGTTGTTTTTGAATATCGGGTTGTACTCGAACTCATTTCCGGTAATCACATTCTTAACCCGTTTTGGGACGAGTTCTTTCTGGGCTGGCTGTGGGTTTGCTTTATTCTTAGCTAGTTGCTGCACCTGCTCTTCGAGCTGCGCGAGCGTTAACCGTCTATCCAGCTTTACACCAAAGTCTTCTTTGGCTTGAAGGAATACTTCGTCTTTCTTCGTGTTAGCTTTTTTCATAAGTGTCTCGCCAAAAAGGGGGAGGAAAACCTCCCCCGATCATTGGTCTATCTTAGTTCCACTTACCAACTACAAGCGCGTCTGGAGTAACGACCTTAGAGCCGTAAAC